GGGCAGTGGGCTCCAGGTGCCAACATCGGAGATCCAACTTCTGCACAATACAACAAAATATCTGAAAGAAGGGGAATTTTAGGACGTTTAGCTGACAAGAAGGCTTTAGACCAATGGGGTACCGCCCAAGGTCCAACCTGGGAAGATGATATTTATGAAGAAAGGCTCTCTAAGCCCAACAATCTTATGCAGCTTCTCCTCGGTAAGAGGGCTAAGGCTTCATACGGTGGCGCCAGTCGCCATCCCAATGTCCCCCACGAAGGCCCATCCCCCTCTGAATATTTTCCTCAAGAAGACCCAAGATTTGGCTCTTACGTACGAGCGCGCGGAATGCGCCCGGAGAATGATGATGGGTCGGCCGATTATATTAGGTGGAGGAGACTGGAAGAACATCGGAGAATGATGGAAAGTGGAATGACTCCTGAAGATAGATATAGGGAGAACTCGGGGGAATACGATTGGGGTGCTGGATAGATAATGGGCGATAGAATGGATTTATATCGCAGTGTTGAGCCTGATAATACAAATGTTGCTATAAATGGTAGCGACTCAATCTTTGATAATGAATACTCGCAAGTACCTTTTCCGCTATCAGAGACACAAGATCAGGACTTTCAAATTGATTGGGACTTTATAGGTGCAAGAGAGGGAAAGGGAGTAAATAAAGGTTATATTCCTAAATATCCAGATGGCACAATAATGGGTAAAAGTGGCTTAACTATAGCTACTGGATGGGATGTTGGTCAAATGAGTTTAGAAGAATTACAAGCTTCAGGGCTGCCACCAGAAATAATAAATAAAGTAAGACCATTTGTAGGTTTAAAAAACGAAGAAGCTCAAGCTAAATATAAAGAACTTGGAGCACCAATGCTTGAAGAAGGAGAATCTGACATTATAGATGAATTTACACGTAATAGAACAGTATCTCAGCTAAGTCAAAATTATAATAAGGCTACTGGTAAGTCCTTTAAAGATTTAACACCAGGTCAACAGACAGCTATGGCGAGCGTTGGATTTCAATTTGGTACTAATTTAGAAAAAGCAACTCCTAACTTTTGGAAACAAACTACTACTGGTGATTGGGAAGGTGCTATTAAAAATTTATTAGATTGGGAATCGACTGGCGAAGCTAGTGAATATCAAGCTAGAAGAGAATTAGAGGCTAGACTTTTAGGTTGGGTGCCGGCGTAAATGTACGAAGTAACAATAAATCATAAGAATAAAGGCCTTACTGCTTATAAGATATATAAGAAGGAAGAGTGTGATGACAAAGAAATTAAATACAAATATTGGAAGGACGCATGCGAAGGCGACTATGCACTCTCTGATGATGGGTGGTGTGCTGAGGTTATCAAAAGAAAGGAATATCCCAATAATCACAAGCAAACAACAGTTTATATTAGACTCCCATGGGGATATTTTATGTGGAATCCCAAATATCCAACAATTAAGTTTAATGCGGAGGGGCGCATTACGCCTCATACTATCACTGGGAAACCTTATCTTGAAGCCAATAAAAAATCTGAGAAGATGAGAAATCTTGCAATGTGTTATGCACAGACAATGAATAAAGATTTGGCTATTGATTTAGCTCTCGGGAGCTTGACTCGCATGCAACATGGGTCTTGGAAACGTAAAATGAAAACGGAGGTTTTTAGGGATATGGTTAGAGAAGAATTGGCAAAACTTTTAACTAAACATGGGATGACAGAAGATTATACCCTGGAATTGTTAGCCGATACAATAGAAAATGCAAAGGGGAAGAAAGATATTACCAATCTAATGAGGGCGGTAGAAAATCTTCAGGGAATGCATGGGATGAAAGAACGACAAGTTGTAAAGACTACTCATCAACTTGAGGGCACAGTGACTAGGAAGTTATTAGACCAAATTCACGAAGAAGAACAGAAGTTGAAGGCAACAAAAATCACGGAAGGTGAATATGAGCCACAAAAATTATCGGAGACCAGAGAAAAAGAAGAAGTACAAACCGAAGGAAAAAAAGAAGAAGGTTAAATGGATTACGAAGAAAAATACGAGCGATTACAAGTATTAAAGAAGTTTCGTGAAAATATCGGGCTTTTTGGTAAACTATGCTTTTCTTCGGCACTTAAAAAGCAAACACCTGATTTTCATCACGAGATTTATCGCAATTTAAGGAATAAGAAAAAAAGACGAGTTCTTATTGCTGCTCCTCGTGGTACGGCGAAAAGTACTGTATGTTCCCTTATTTTTCCTCTTTGGAAAATTGCATTTAAAGCTCCTGATGAAGAATTATTCATTGTAATTATATCAGAATCGCAAACACAAAGTATTAATTTCTTGAGTAGGATAAAATACCATCTTGATACATCTCGTGTATTCAGGGAAGCATTTGGGGATTTCAGCGCTAATACTGCAAAGAGATGGACTAATAATGATATTATATTGGCAAATGGCTCTCGAGTAGTAGCAGTAGGTACCGGTCAGCGGGTACGTGGATTTATCGAAGGGGATACTCGTCCTAATCTCATTATTGTTGATGACTTTGAATCAGAGCTGAATGCCTTCACTCCAGAGAGTAGGGTAAAAAACCGTAAGTGGATTACAGAGGCTGTTATTCCATCCCTTAGTGATGATGGGAGGCTTATTATGGTTGGCACAGTAATTTCAGAAGATTGTTTCCTTAATTGGGCTAAGGGAAGTCCAGCGTGGAGAACACTTTGGTATAAGATATGGGATGACGATGAAGAAAGTATATGGCCTGAACGATTTCCAAAAACAAGAATTATTAGCATTAAATCAGAGTATGAGTCTGTGGGGAACCTTAATGGATTTTATCAGGAGTATATGAATATAGCACAGAGCCCGGATAATGCACCGTTTAAGCCAGAATACATAAAAATACATTCATATGATTTTGAGAATATTGATGGTCAAAATTGTTTGGTGAAGGAAAGGGGAGATGAAAAAGAAATTAAACCTGTGGACATCTATGCCGGGGTGGACCCTGCTAGTTCTTTATCTATTAGGGCTGACTATTTTGTTATCGCTATCATCGCTGTTGATAGTGATAATAATAAGTATATCGTTGATATATTCCGCCGTAGATTGGACCCTGCGTACCAGCCTGATAAAATTATCGAGTATTTTGAAAAGTATAGTCCCAAGAAAATGAAAATTGAAACTGTGGCATATCAGGAAGCATTGCGTAGTTCCGTAAAGAAACTTATGCTTGAAAAGAATATATATATTCCCGGCCTAGAAGCTGGCGTGAAACCGCGGACAAGGAAATCAGAGAGATTACTTTCTTTGGTTCCAATGTTAGCTAAGGGTGAGTTTTTCTTCAGGCAACAGGATATTACTGCTCAACAAGAATTTTTGTCATACCCGAAAGGGAAACATGATGATATTCTTGATGCAATTTGGACTGCGCTTGAAAAGTATGTCCCATGTAGATTGGAAACATTGGATGGCAAGAAAAAAAGAAGTACTAAAAGAAGAATCCTTGATTGGATGGTACAATAATGGCTAAAAAAATAGTAGACGACGTTCACGAAATCTGGAAAACGTATTCGCTAAAAAGAGATGTTTGGGCAACGCACGCTCAAGAGGATAGGGAATTTAGATTCGGGAAGCAGTGGACGGCGGAACAGCGTCAGACACTTGAAGAGCGGGGGCAAGCAGCAATAGTTGTAAATAGAATTCATCCAGCCGTAGAAGCTGCGAAGGCTATGCTTACGAGTAATAAGCCTGGGTTTAGAGTATCTCCTAGAGAAGATAGCGATAATAAGGTAGCTCAGACTCTTAATGGGTTATTAGAATATATATGGCAGATATCAGATGGAGACCAAATACTGAGAAATATAGTTGACGACTATTATGTAACTGGGATGGGTTGTATGCTAGTGTATGAAGACCCCGAAGCAGATATGGGGAAGGGTGAGGTCATGCTTAAAGATATTGACCCGCTTAATGTATATGTAGACCCTAATAGTCGTGAGCGATCATGCAGTGATGCAGAAAATATTATTGTTTCCCGCTTGTTTACGAAAGATCAGGCGAAGTCTTTATACCCGATGTATAAGAAAGCGATAAATAATGCGTCAACTGATAACTTTGATACTGATAGACCTGTAACAAATCGAGAAGATGATAATGAAGTTATATTCCCGGAAGATACTGAAACTAAAACCACTGTTTCCTTCGGGAAGGGTGATGAGTATATACGGGGTTATGAAAGATATCATAAAGTTCAAGAAAATATGTTCCGCATCTTTGAATCGTGGAGTAATCGGGAAGATTTACTCACCGAAAATGATTTTTATGAATATACTACTAAACCTGCTTGGCGGGTAAATGGACAATTAATTTCTGACGCAGCGATGGCAAAACAGATTGTTACTCAATTAACTCAGCAATATCAACAAGCAGCAGCTTCGGCGAAACAAATAATAGCTTCCGGGCAACAAGTACCCATGCCAGATGCACCTAAGGTAGAAGAATTAACCCATGCAGATTTACTTGAAAGTGGTGAATGTCAACATGTTGAAATATCTACAAAGAGAGTCAAAATGGAAGTAGTAATGGGTGATAAGCTTTTGTATGAGCGTATTCTTCCAACGGGGGAATATCCCATCGTATTCTTTATGAATATGCATACTCGTACACCATATCCAGTAAGTGATGTTAGAATGGTAAAAGGAGTCCAAGAATATATAAATAAGACACGCTCCCTTATTATTGCGCATGCTACGACGTCTACTAACTTAAAAGTATTGCTCCCAGCAGGCTCAGTAGATATGACCGAATTCGAACAGAAGTGGGCACAGCCAGGTGTTGGAATGGAAGTTGACTTTGATATGGGACAACCTATCGTAGCTCAACCCGCACCACTTCCAAATGAGTTATATCAAAATGAGAACACTGCAAAACAAGATATAGACCATCAACTCGGCTTATATGAAATGATGATGGGTAATTCACAGGTAGCACCCCATACATATAAAGCAACAGTAAGTTTAGATGAATTTGGTCAGAGAAAAATTAAAAGCAAACTAGCAGATATAGAATATGGACTTAAGCGCACTGCTATTGTCGCGATAGAATTAATGCAGAAGCTTTATAAAGAAGAGAAAGTTGTGAGACTTTTAAAGCCTAATAATGCTATGAGCGAATATATGATTAATAAGAAGATGTATGATGATAAGGGTGATTTTGTAGTTATTAATGATATTAGTGTTGGTAAATATGATGTTATTGTAGTGACAGGCTCTACATTGCCAACAAATAGATATGCCCAACTTGAGTTATACATGGATGCTTATAAGAATGGGATAATAGATAAGCAAGAAGTTTTAAAGAAGACGGAAGTCTTCGATATTGAGGGTGTCCTACAGCGTACAGATGCTATAGCACAAC